GTATGGACCGTCACCGGCGCCAACAGCAGCGCCGCCGCCGTCAGCGGCTCCACCGCATCCATCACCGTCTCCGGGCTCACCGAGGGCACCGTCGCGGAACTCATTTGCACCGCCACCAGCGGCAGCGAGATCGGCGTGGCGCGGTTTCGCATCGCCTGCCCGAACGTGCTGGCAGTCTCCGGCGTGATCTGATGCCGCGCGGCAGACCACCGGTTCGCCCGTCGCTGGACGATCCGTCAGTTGTCGAGGCGCTGTGCGCTCGCCTCTGTGCCGGTGAGGGTCTGAGCCAGATCTGCGCCGACGACGGCATGCCGCAGCGCAGCGCCGTCTATCTGCGCATGGCAACGGACGAGCAGTTTCGGACAGTTATCGCCCGCGCGCGAGAAGCGCAGCAGCACGCCATCGTGGACGAGACGGTGGACCTCGCCGATCAGGCGACGCCCGACAACTGGCAGGTTGTGAAGCTCCAGATTTGGGCGCGCCAATGGCGGGCCGGGAAGCTCGCCGCGAAGTTCTACGGCGACAAGCAGTTGCACGCCGGCCCTGACGGCGAAGGACCGATCCAACTGAATGTCCGCATCATTGACGAAGGATCTGACGCTGCCGGTGCGCCGGCAGCTTCGCCCGCTGGTCACGACTGATCGCCGCTACGCCGTCGCCGTCGCGCATCGCCGTGCCGGCAAGACCGTCGCCGCCATCCAGCGACTTATCATCTCGGCGCTGTCCTGCCCGAAACCCCGCCCGCGCTGCGCCTACATCGCGCCGACCTACAGCCAGGCCAAGGCGGTCGCGTGGGACTACCTCAAAGTCTACACGCGCGACATCGCCAGCGCGGTGCATGAGAGCGAACTCCGCGTCACGGTGCCCAACGGCGCGCAGATCCGCCTGTTTGGTGCGGAGAACTACGACGCGCTGCGCGGGCTCTACCTCGATGACGTGGTGCTGGACGAGTTCGCGGACATGCAGCCGGGCATCTGGCCCGTTGTCCGTCCCGCGCTGTCGGATCGCGCCGGGCGCGCGCTGTTCATCGGCACGCCGAAGGGGCGAAACGAGTTTTTCCGGGTCTATGACGAGGCCACGCGCGATCCGGCGTGGCTCGCCATCAGCCTGCGGGCTTCCGAGACGGGCATTCTCTCGCCCGAGGAACTGGAGGACGCGCGGCGCCGGCTGACCGAGGACGCCTTCCTTCAGGAATTTGAGTGTTCGTTCGACGCTGCCGTCCTCGGCGCCTACTACGGCAAGCTGCTGGACGACGCGCAGCAGGCGGGCCGCATCTGCCGCGTGCCCTACGATTCCGCCGCGCAGGTTCACACCTCCTGGGACCTCGGCATCGGCGACAGCACCGCGCTCTGGTTCTTCCAGGCCATCGGCCGCGAGATCCACGTGATCGACCACTACGAGGCCAGCGGCGAGGGCCTCGAACACTACGCCCGCGTGCTGCAATCCAAGCCCTACCTGTGGGGCACGCACTACCTCCCGCACGACGCAGCCGCCCGCGAACTCGGCACCGGCACGTCCCGCGTCGAGACGCTGGCCCGCCTCGGCATCAAGGCCACCGTCGTCCCCGCGCAGGCCAAGGACGACAGCATCAACGCCGTGCGCCTGATCCTGCCGCGCTGCTGGTTCGACGCCGAGCGGTGCAAGGCGGGCCTCGAAGCCCTGCGGCTCTACCGCCGCGACTACGACGAGCGGCTCAAGACCTTCCGGGATCGCCCGCGGCACGATTGGACAAGCCACGCGGCGGACGCCTTCGCGGTGTTCGCAGTCGGCCACAGAGCGGAGCAGCCTGACATGGCAGCGGTGAAGTCGCGCCTGCGGGCGGCAAGGAGCGGCGGATGGATGGCAGCGTGAGGGAGGGTTACGACCCGCGCGACATCCTGCAGGACGCGCTCGACGCCTATCGTGAGGCGCTGGACGCGGACAAGGACAACCGCGACGCGGCCTATGACGACCTGCGCTTTCTGAGCGGCGAGCAGTGGGACGAGACGGTCCGCCGCCAGCGCCAGCGCGACGGCCGCCCGACGCTCACCGTCAACCGCCTGCCGCAGTTCGTCCGCCAGGTCACCGGCGACATCCGCCTCAACAAGCCCGCCATCGTCGTGCGCCCCGTGGACGGCGGCGCTGACGTTAGGGTCGCCGCGCTCTACTCGGGCCTCATCCGCAATATTGAAAGCGTCTCCGACGCCGACACGGCCTATGTCCAGGCGGCCGAGCATGCCGTCGCCTGCGGGATGGGCCACTTCCGGGTCACGACGCAGTACGTCGCCGACGACGCCTGGGAGCAGGACATCCGCATCGAGCCGGTGCGGAACACGTTCGCCGTCGTTTGGGACCCGCAGGCGACCAAGCTGACGCGCGAGGATGCCCGCTATTGCTTCGTGCTGGAGCGGGTCGCGCGTAAGGCGTTTCGCGCCCGCTTCCCGAACGCCGCCCTGTCCGACATGGACCGGCCCGTGCCGACCGAATGGCGCGACTGGGCCAGCCGCGACACGGTGCTGCTCGCCGAATACTGGGTCCGCAAGCCCATCACGCGGCGCCTAGCTGCGCTGCCGACAAGCGAGGTGCTGGACGTCAGCGACGCCCCGCCCGAGGAACTGGCGGCCCTGCAGATGGCCGGCGCCCGCATCCGGGACAGCAAGGGCCACAAAATCTGCAGCTACCTCATCAGCGCCGGTGACGTGCTGGCGGGGCCGTTTGACTGGCCGGGCAAATACATCCCCATCGTGCCGGTCATCGGGTCGGAAATCGTCACCGGCGACCGCGTCATCCGCCACGGCCTTGTGCGCTTCGCCAAGGACCCCCAGCGCATGTACAACTACCACCGCAGCGCCGCTGTGGAGGCCATCGCGCTCGCGCCGAAGTCGCCGTGGATCGCGACGCCGGAGCAGGTCAAGAACTTCGAGGACGACTGGGCGCGGGCGAACCAGGACAATCTGTCGGTCCTGCTCTACAACCCCGACCCGCAGGCGGGCGGACCGCCGCAGCGCATCGCGCCGCCGCCGGTGCCGGCCGCGCTGATCCAGGAGTCGGCGCTCTCGTCCGACGACATGAAGGCCACCACCGGCATCTATGACGCCGCGCTGGGGCAGCGGTCGAACGAGACGAGCGGCCGCGCCATCCTCGCCCGCCAGCGCGAGGGCGACGTCGGCACCTACCACTACATCGACAACCTGGCGAAGGCGATCGGCCACGCCGGGCGCATCCTGGTGGACATCATCCCGCGCATCTACGACACCGAGCGCGTGGTCCGCATCCTGGGCGAGGACGGGGCGTCTGATGTTGCCACGCTGAACATCCAGACGCCGGACGGGCGCCGCCTTAACGACCTGTCGGTCGGGCGCTACGACGTCACCGTCAAAACGGGGCCGAGCTTCTCCAGCCGCCGCGAGGAAAGCGCGCAGGCGATGCTGGAGTTCATGCGCGTGTTCCCGCAGTCGGCGCCGCTGCTGGGCGACATGCTGGCGGATGCGATGGACTGGCCCGGCTCGCGCGTCATCGCGGCGCGCCTCAAGGGGCTGCTGCCGCCTGGCGTGGCCGAGAGGGCTGCTGCCGAGGCGAAGGGCGAAGAGGTGCCGCCCGAGGTGATGCAGATGATGCAGCAGCCGTCGCCTGAGCAGATGAAGATGCAGGCGGACTTGCAGGCGCAGCAGGCCGAGTTGCAGATGAAGCAGCAGCAGATGCAGGCCGATCTGATGATTGAGCAGGCGAAGCTGGCGATAGAGCGCGACCGGCTGGCGCTTGAGTTTGAGAAGCTGCGGCTGACCTTCGCGGGGCAGATCGTGCAGCAGCCGTCCAGCAGACAGGTGCAGTAACATGGCGAACGTGAAGATCTCCGATCTGCCGGCGGCGTCGAGCGCGGCGGGCACCAATCAGCTTGAGACAAATCAGAGCGGCGTGACGCGGCGCGTCACTATGGCGCAGATCGCTCAATATGCGCGCGACAGCTTGAGCCTGAAAGATTACGGCGCCATCGGGGACGGCGTGGCCGACGACACAACCGCCATCAATACGTGGTGGCTGGCGGTCTGCACCACTGGAAACGCGGGATACATTCCGCCCGGAACCTATCGCTGCACCGGCACGATGCTCGACCTCAACCTTAATGTCGCGGGTGGCACGTCTTCCCGCGTCGGCGGCGTCGTCTACGGCGCAGGCGCCCGGCGCAGCATCATTGATGTGCAGGTTTGCACCGGCAGCCCCCAATTCCGGCTGAAGGATACAAGTGGCGCAGCGTTTTACTGGTCGTTCCGCGACTTTGGCATCCGCTGCAACACCAGCGGAATCGGCGCGCAATTCGGCCGCGACTGGAGCGGCTCCAACTACCCCGATTTCTTGAACAGCTTCACCTTCCACAAGATCGTGGTGACGAACGGCGCCGCCAACGCCGACGCCGCCCTGCGCCTTAATGGCGTGCTGCAGTCCAGCCTCGACATCGTGGCGAACAGCGGCGGCTGCGGCGTCGGTGACGCCATCCAGCTATATGGCGTGCAGTTCTGCTCCGGCCTGTTGGCGGCCGGCAACGCCGCGAACGGCCTGCACCTGTCCGGCTACACCTACGGCAACAGTTTTGTGTGTGACGTCGAGGTCGTCAACAGTTGCATCTTGGCTGACAACGCGGTGGGCGCAGGTGGCCCAACGCGCAACGAGATCAACGGGGTGTTTGTTTGGGGCGCCACCAACGCGAACCCGGCGATCAGCGGTAACGACGGGACAACCGATTGCGTCGTCGCTACGTACCTGGGGGGGGCGCTTACCTTTGGCACATCCAGCCAGTTCGGGTCAGCAACTGAGCCGCAGGTGACAGGCGCCGTTGCCTCTCTTGTGGCGTTTGCGCACCGCAACCTCGGCACTTGGGATGTCGGCGCGTTGCGCATCGCGCGGCCGGTTGGTCAGCCCGCCGTGGTCAACCTCGACGCGGAGACTGCCCAGTCGGTGCAGCTACAGTTTCGGCGCAACGGCAACATGCGCTGGAACCTTGTCCGCGACACAACCGCCGAAGCAGGATCGAACGCCGGCTCATTGCTGACGCTGCAAGCTTTTGCGGATAACGGCATAACAAACCTCGGCAACGCCGTCAGCTTTGAGCGCGGTGCGACCGGGGGGCCTAGGACAAATATAAGCCGGCTCTGGTGCGTCTCCGACATGCAGATCCCAGCCTACACCGTTGCGACCTTGCCCAGCGCATCGCAAGGCGGCCGCATCGTCTATGTATCCGACGAAGCGGGCGGCGCCGTGCCGGCATTCAGTGATGGGGCAAACTGGCGGCGTGTTACCGACCGCGCAATTGTCTCCTAGTGCCGATTGGCCGACCGAAAGGCAACCCGACATGACGACGCTTCTGGCGACCGACCGCTACAACTTCCCGATCCAGGCGCTGGAGCCGGGCGTGGTGCAGAACATCTCGTTCACCACCAGCGGCTCGACGGCGACGGGCAACAACATCGGCGCCACTACGGTGGTGGTGCGGCTGGTGGCGACGGCCGACTGCTACGTCGCCATCGGCCCGGCGGCGAGCGTGACGGCTTCGTCGTCGTCCATGCTGCTGCCGGCTGCGGCGATAGAGTATTTCCGCGTCGATCAAAACGCGACATGGAAGGTCGCGGCGCGCGGCGTCGCTGCTGCTGCCACGCTCAACGTCACCGAGATGACCTGACGTGATTGTCGGTCCTGGCCTGGTGCGCGGGAGTGCGCGTCAGAGCGGGTTGCTGGTGGCGCCGAGCGTGCTGCGATCCCCGCTGACCCTCTCCCGCGCGCAGGTTTCCGGCGTGCAGTCCTCCGCGACCGGCGCGGACGGCGCGACGCTGGCGCTGTTCGGCGCTGATGCGCCGCGCTTCCAGGGCGTCGCGCGGCGGCTGCTGATCGAGGGGCAGCGCATCAACCTGCTGACGGGACAGGACACGCTGGTCACGCAGAGCGCGACGGTGACGGCTGCCGCACACACGCTCAGCTTTTGGGGCACGGGCACGATCACGCTGTCGGGTGCCTCGACCGCCGGCCCATTGGTTGGCACGGGCGCGAGCAACCGGGTCACGCTCATCTTTACGCCGACCGCCGGCACGCTGACGCTCACGGTCAGCGGGACGGTGACGCGGGCGCAGTTAGAAGCAGGCGCGTTCGCCTCGTCCTACGTGCGTTCGGACAGCGGACAGGCCACGCGCGGCGCGGATTTGGTGAGTGTGCCGCTGTCGGAGTTGAGTGTCGGCGGCAATGGCGCCTGCACCATTCTCTGGTCGGGTGTCGTGCCCCGCGCTGGGTCGTTCGGCATGGTTGTCGTTGACGACGGCACGTCGAGCAACCGCCTGTGGGTGCGTACTGATCCGACGAGCGGGGGAAGCCTGTTGGCGGCGCGCGCTCTGTCGGGCGCGAGCGCCGCCAGCAGCGTTTCAATCACCTACACGCCGGGCATGCCCTTTGCCTATGGCGCGGCGCTGCCTGGCGACGGCTCTGTTCGTCTCATTGTCGCAGGTGGCTCGGTAGTCGCCGTGTCGGGCGGCCCGACCTCTGGCCTGACCACCCTGCGGCTGGGGGCGGTCGCTGTGGGCAGCGCGGGGGCAATGTTCGGCGAGACGACGGTCTTCCGCGTCCTCCTTTTCCCCCTGTCCGACACCGACCTAGCCGCCGCTGTCGCGGCACTGCCGACATGAGGCCCGCATGAGCGAGACGACCGAACCCGACCCGCAGGAGTGGCACTGGCAGGGTTTTTATGGCCCCGCCGCAGATGTCGCCGCCGCGATGCCCGCCGTCTACGCCGACCCGCGCGTGGGTGCCCGCGCGCCGCTGCCGGTGGGCGAGGAGACGCCCGCGCCGATCTCCGTGGACGAGGACGGCGTGGACGCGATGTTCGCGGTGATGACGCGGCGCGGCGACCCGGTGGAGACGCCAGACGGCTTGCGCGCGGCCAGGAGCGACATGGTCGGCCGGATGGTGGGCGCGTGACGAAGATTCTGCCGCTCGCCGCATAGCCGGCAAGCCGCAGCAGCCGCGCCGGGCGGTTCCCCGGCACAAGGACCAACGATGAACACCGACTCCACCGTGACAGGCGAACAGCCTGCCGCGCACTCGGCGCTGGATCACGCGGACTCGCCGGCCGCAGAGCATGAGCAGGCTCAGACTGCCCCCGCCGACGATGCCGGCGCGGAGGGCGAAGGCGGCGACAAGCCGAAATCTCGACCCATCCAGAAGCGCATTGGAGAGCTTGTGCGTGAGCGCGAGGCCGCGCGACGCGAGGCGGAATACTGGCGGCAACAGGCGGCTGTCATGCAGCAGCCCGCGCCGCAGCAGGCCGCACCAGCGCCGCCCCCGGCCGAACTCAAGCCCGAGGACTTCCCGACATACGAGGATTACCTGGTCGCCAAGGCGGAGACGAAGGCCGCGCAGCGTTTTCATTCAGAGCTTGCCCAGCGTGCCCAGATGGCACAGCAGCAGGCCGTGCAGCGCGAGCGAGCCGCCGTCGTCGCACAGTTCCAGACGCGCGCGGAAGAAGCCCGCGCGCGGTATGAGGACTTCGACCTGGTCGTCGCCGACCCGAGCACGCCGATCAGCCAGCACATGGCCGAGGCGATCATGCAGTCCGCGGCCGGTCACGATGTCGCCTACTACCTTGGCAGGAACAAGCAGGAGGCCGCGCGCATCGCGCAGCTTTCGCCGCTCGCACAGGCCATGGAAATCGCGCGGCTGGAGCAGCGTGTCGCTGTCACCCGTCGCGTCTCATCGGCGCCGCCGCCGCCGCCCGTCCTGGGCGGTTCCGGCACGCCGTCCCGTGATCCCGCCTCGGCTCGCACATACGACGAGTATGTGGCGCTGCGTCGCAAGCAAGCGGCGAAGCAATAGCCGGGGCATCCCGCAACAGGCGCCGCTGGCGCACTGAGGACCCCCACAGATGAGCAACACTCTTCTCACGCCGACCGTCATCGCCCGCGAGGCGCTGATGCAACTCAACAACAACATGGTCGCCGCGCGCACCGTGTATCGGGACTACTCCGACGAATACACCGGCGTCGGCGACACTATCACCGTGCGCCGCCCCGTCGATTTCTCCGTGACTGACGGCGCGACGATGAACGTGCAGGATGTCGAGGAAGGCAGCCTGACCGTCTCGATGGACAAGCAGAAGCACGTCGCCTGGAAGTTCTCTTCCAAGGACCTGACGCTCACCATCGAAGAGTATTCCGCGCGCTACATCCGCCCGGCGATGATCCAGCTTGCCAACCAGGTGGATCGCGACCTGCTGTCCCTCTACACGCAGGTCAACAACTGGGTCGGCACGCCCGGCTCGGCGATCAACAGCTACGCCAAGTTCGCCGAGGGCCCGAAGCGCCTCGACGTGCTGGCGGTGCCCGAGGGCGAGCGGTTCGCCGCGCTGTCGCCGGGCGACTACTGGGCGCTGACCGGCTCGCAGACCGCGCTGACGTCCTCCGACCGTCTGGTTGAAACGGCCTACGAGCGCGCGATCCTCGGCAACGTGGCGGGCGTCGAACTCTTCAAGGCGCAGAACGTGCAGTCGCACGTGGCGGGCACCCGCACCAACACCACGCCGCTGGTGGATGGCGCGAACCAGAACGTGACCTACGCGACCGCGAAGGCCACGATGACCCAGAACCTGCTGGTCAAGGGCGCCGGCAACGCCGTGACGATCAGGGAAGGCGACGTTTTCACCATCGATGGCGTCTTTGACGTCAACCCGGTGACGAAGGCGACGCTCTCGCACCTCAAAGTGTTCACGGTGCGGGCTGGCATCACCTCGGCGGCGGGCGGCGGCGTGACGCTGAGCATCTACCCGGCGATCATCACCTCTGGCCCCTATCAGACGGTGAGTGCTGCCCCCGCCAACGACGCGGCGATCACCTGGGCGGGCACGGCTTCGGGCGTGACCGCGCAGAACATGGTCTATCACCGCAACGCCTTCGCGCTGGTGACCCGTCCGCTGATCCGCCCGGACGGCGCGGCCTTCTCCGCGACGGAGAGCGCTGACGGCATGTCGGTCCGCATCATCAAGGACTACGACATGACGAACGACGTGGAGCGCATCCGCCTCGACATCCTCTACGGGGTCAAGGCTATCGATGCGCGCCTCGCGGTGCGTCTCAGCGGCTCGTGAGTATGAGGCGGCGTCCTGACGGGCGCCGCCTTTCTTGTCACCCAGAAAGCAGGAACAGCAGGACATGCCTCAGCAGCTTCACGACGGCGACGACGACGGCGTTCTCGTCGGCCAGACCGCCGGCAAGGTCGGTTTCTACGGCGCCACGCCGATCTCCCGGCCGACAGTCGGCGCCTACACCACCACCACGGCGGCGACCTCGACCACGCCTTGGGGCTTCGCTTCTTCGACGCAGGCCGACGCGATCAACAGCCGGCTGATCGAGATCACCGCCGCGCTGCGGACTCTCGGCCTCGGCGGCTGACGCTTGAATCTCGTTATCGCGACGGGCTTCACGGAGGGAAGGGCGTTCGCGCCCTTCCTTCACGCCCTCGACCAGACGCGGCGCATGCTCGACCAGGCGGGCATCGCCAGCAAGTTTTGGTCGCTCGGCTCGGCGGCGTATGTGGACGACATGCGGAACTGGCACGTCGCGCGCATGCTTGAGGGCGATGCGACGCACCTCCTGTTCCTCGACTACGACATGGAGTGGGACGCGGACGGCATCGAGCGCCTGCTGACGGCGAAGGTGCCCGTAATCGGCGGTTCCTACCGCGTGAAGAACGCCTGGATGCGCTGGACGGCGCAGACCCGCGAAGAGGATGGCGAGCCCATCGGCGTGCCGCGCAAGGACGGGCGGGGCTTCCTGATCGAGTGCGATTGCCTCGCCATGGGCTTCACGCTGATCCGGCGCGAGGTGTTCGAGCGCATGCGCGATGCGGCGCCAGACGCCTGGTATGAGCAGGGCGCCGAGCGCGTGAAGTGCTGGGACTGGTTCACGCGCATCCGCGAGGGCCGGGAGCACTACGGCGAGGATTACTCGTTCTGCCGCCGCTGGCGTGCGCTGGGCGGCCAGTTGTGGATCGACCCGAACATCACGCTGGTTCACCACGGCCTGCATGGCTGGCGGGGCAACTTGCACGAGTTCTGGCTTGAGCGGCAGAAGGTCGCGCAGGAGTTGGCGGCATGAGCAGAGACTGGCCCGCCTGGCGCAAGTCGCCGAGCGGCGAGGGGCGCGTGTTTGAGCGCCCGGAGGACGTGCCGGAGGGCTGGGTGAGCCCGGCTGACTGGCGCCCCGCGGCGGAAGCGTCCGAGCAGCCGGCGCCTGCGCCAGAGCCCGTGAAGCGTGGCCCCCGTCGCCTGCGTAAGGCCGCGCCATGACGACCGCGCGCGACATCATCACGCGGAGCCTGCGCGAGTTGGGCGTGGTGGACGCCATCGAGACGCCGAGCGCGGAGGATGCCGACGTGGGGCTCGCCACGCTGAACGACATGCTCGCGGCGTGGGAGTTGGACGCGATCCCGCTCGGGCTGGGCACGGTGACGCTCAACACCGACCTGGCGGTGCCGGCGTCGCACAACGAGGCGCTGCGGGCGAACCTCACGTTGCGGCTGGCCGCGGTGTTCGGCGTGCAGGTGCCCGCGCTCGTGCTGGAGCAGGCGGCGCGCGGCTATCGCAACCTGCAAGCGGCCTATGCGCGCAAGCGGCTGCTGTCGGCCGATCCCGCGCTGCGGTGGCGGCGCGAGACGCTCGGGGAGGTCTGAGGCATGCTGTCATCGCGCTATGCCACGGGGCTTGGCTACAACCCGAGCCTGTGGACCGGGGCGTATCCGGCGCAGCCGGCGCGACAGAACGCGCTGGCGGATCTGTATGAGCCGCAGGCGCCGAGTTTCCAGCCGCCGCCTGCGCCGCAGCAGCCGGGGCCGTCTCTGACCAATGCGGGCGGCGGGCTGCTGACCGGCAGCGCGCCCGAGGAGATGGGGCAGGGCGCCGGCACGGGCGATGCGCGGGGCGATCCTGGTCCGCAGGCTGGCAACGCGGAGCGCGGCTTCGGCACGGCGCCGTATGGCTGGCTGGGCGGGGCACTGGGCACGCTGGCCGGTGCTGCAATGGGTATTCCGGGGCTTGGCCTGGCAGTCGGCGCGCTCGGCACCTACGCGGACGTGCGCGGTCTGAACCAGGATCTGGAGACGATGGGCCTGCCGCCGGGCGTGTCGTTCGGCTCGGCTTTCGCCAACAACGCCACGCTGGGTTTGGCCGGCACGAGCGCCACCGACCAGTTCGGCAACGCGATCGGCTTCGAGTCCTTTGCCGAGGCGCCGCTGTCGGCGTTCAGCGGCGGCGTGACCAGTGGCGGCGCCACCAGCGGCGACGCAGGCGGGTTTTCGCCAGAGGGGCAGCAGGCCGTCAACGACATGAACGCGGCGATCTCCGAGGGCTTTGGCCCTGAGAGCGCAGGTTGGGGCGGCGGCGATCCCGGCGGCGGTAATGGTGGCGGCGGTGGCGGCGACTACGGCGGGATCGGCGACAGCGGCTACGGCGGCATGGACGGCGGCTATGGCGGCAACGCGGCCGACGGCTGGATGCGCGGCGGCTACACCGGCGCCGGCCATGACGGCATGGTGGACCCCTATGCGCCTGCTGGAACCGTCCACGAGGGCGAGATCGTCATCCCGGCGCATCAGGTGGCGCGCTACGGCGTCGAGCCGCTGATGGCGCTGGTGCGCGGCCAGGCGCCCGCGAACGCGCTGGCGGGCATGCTGCGCGGCCCGGCGCCGACGAGCGCCAACGCGCTGCTCTCGCAGATCCGATACGGGTGAGCGGCTGATGCGCCTTCCCTTCGCCGTCATGTCCTACCGGCACCGCTCGCTGCCGGTGTCGGCGCAGCGGCTCATCAACTGGTTCTGTGAAAAGCAGCCGCCCGGCGCCAAGGCCGACCTCGTGCTGCTGCCCACCCCCGGCCTCGCCCGCTTCGTGACTATCGGCGACGGCCCGATCCGCGGCTTCGCCGAGATGGCCGGCAACCTCTACGTCGTCAGCGGGCGCAAGGTGTTCAAAGTCACCGGCGCGGGCGTGGCGACCGAACTGACCGCCGCCGGCAACCTCATTTCGGACGGCGACGCCGTGACCATGGCCGAGAACGGCACGCAGATGGTCATCGTCACGCCCGAGGACGGCAAGGGCTGGATCGCCACCTCCACCACCTTTGCCGAGATCACGGACGTCGATTTCCCGACCGCGTCCTCCGTCACCTGCATGGACGGCTTCCACGTCGTCACCGAGGCCAATGCCACGAAGTTCTACATCTCGGCGCTGAACGACGCGACATCGTGGGACGCGCTCGACTACGCCAGCGCGGAGGGCAGCCCGGACAACCTCATCTGCGCCATCCGCGTCGGCTTGCAGCTTTGGCTGTTCGGCGAGCGCAGCACCGAGATCTGGGGCAATTCCGGCGCGGCAGACTTCCCGTTTGAGCGCGTGTCCGGCGCCTTCGTGGAACGCGGCTGCATCGCGCGCGACAGCGTGGCCTCGCAGCTTGGGACGGTGTTCTGGCTGGGCGAGGATCGCGTGGTGTATCGCTCGGACGGCTTCCAGCCGGTGCGGATCTCCACCCACGCCATCGAGCAGGCCATCGCCGGCTACAGCGTCATCACCGACGCGGTGGGCTCGGTCTACGAGCAGGAAGGCCACGTGTTCTACGCGTTCTCCTTCCCGACCGCCGGCGAGACGTTCGTCTACGACCTCTCGACGCAGCTTTGGCACGAGCGCGAAAGCGAGGGCTACGGCACCTGGCGCTGCGTCCACTCGGGCAAGTTCGGCTCGGTCGCCATCGGCGGCGATGCGCTCGACGGGCGGCTCTACCTCATCAACCCGACGCGGGCGGACGAGGATGGTGCCAAGATCATCCGCACGGCGACTGGTAACTGCTTCCATTCGGACAACAAGCGCGTGGTCTACACGCGCCTCTCGGCCGAGTTTGAGGCGGGGGCGGGCAACACACTGGCAGCGCAGGCGACGCTCGGCGAAACCGACCTGGAGCGGCTCACCGAAGCGGGCGACGTGCGGATCACCGAGGGCGGCGACACGCGCATCACCAGCCGCGTGCCGATTGACCTGCCGTTCTCCGGCACCGTCATGCTGTCCATCAGCGACGACGGTGGGCGAAACTGGTCGTCTGAGCGGTGGCGCAATTTCGGCGCGGTCGGCGACACGAAGCGCCGCGTGGAGTGGCGGCGGCTCGGCAGCGCGCGGGAGCGGGTGTTCCGGCTGCAACTCTCCGACCCGGCACGGACGGCGCTGATCGCGGTCAACGTTGACGCCACCACGGCGGGCCACTGATGGCGGTTCGGTCGTATTTCCAAGAGGCGCCGCTGCGCACGGACATGGTGGGCATAAACCGCCGCGTCACCTTGTCGTGGCACGTCTGGCTCGCCTATGTCGCCAAGCAGATCGGCGCGCGGACCGTGGTGGATGCGACGGCGGACCCGCCCTCGCTGGCTTCCGGCGCGCGGGTGTCGGCGACGGTGACGGTGCCGGGCGCGAAGCTGGGCGACTTCGCGGTCGCGTCGTTCGTGACGCTCGACCCGAACGTCGCGATCAGTGCCGCGGTCACGGCGGCGGACACCGTGACGGTGTGGTTCGTCAACAACGGCACGGGCACGGTGGATCTGGCAAGCGGCACGCTCCGCGTCCAAGTGGAGAAACGCTAATGGAATGGCTTATCCCTGCTGCCGCCACGCTCGGCAGCGCGCTCCTCGGTAGCCGCGCGGCGAGTTCCGCTGCCAGGACCCAGGCCGCGGCGGCGGACCGCTCGGCCGAGGTGCAGCGCGACATCTACCAGCAGCAGCGCGCGGACCTTGAGCCGTGGCGCACATCCGGCGTCAACGCGCTGGCGCCGCTGGTGGCCGCGACGGGGCAGAGCTACACGCAGTCGCCCGGCTACGACTTCCGGTTCACCGAGGGCCTGCGGGCTATCGACAACGCGGCCTCGGCGCGCGGGAGGGTGGGCAGCGGCGCGCGCGACAAGGCGCTGCTGCGCTTCGGCCAGGGCATCGCGGCCGAGGACTACAACAACTGGTGGAACCGGCAGGCGGGCCTCGCCGGCATCGGCCAGACGGCGACGAGCCAGGGCAACGCGCTGGCGGGCGCGTATGGGGCGAACCTCGCGAACATCTACGGCCAGGGCGCGAACGCTTCGGCGGCGGGGCAGATCGGCCAGGCGAACGCGATCACGGGCGCGATCAACAACGGGCTGACGCTCTACGGCCAGTATTTCCGGAAGTAGGAGCGCGCGATGCTGCAACTGGACACCCGCATCCCGCTCGGGGTGCAGCAACTCGACCTCGGCGCGGTGCAGCGCAACGTGCTGGCCGCGATGCAGCAGCGCGCGGCAGAGCAGCAGATGGACCAGCAGAACGCGCTGGCTGTCGCGATGCAGACCTACGGCCAGGGCGTGCTGTCGCCCGACGCGGGCAAGCGGAACGCCTCGATCGCGGGGCTGGCCGCGGCTGGCCCGGCGGGGTTCCAGACGGCGATGTCGCTGATGCAGCAGGAACAGCAGCGGCTGGCTCCGATGTCGGCCGAGCAGGCGGGCGCGATGGGGTTGCGGCCGGGCACGGTGGCGATGGTCAACGGGCTGGGCGTGCCGCAGATCGTGCAGCGGCCGGACAGCATGAGCGCAGAGGCCGAGGCGCAGCGGCTGCGCATTGCGCGGGCGCAGCAGACCGGCGGCCCGGAGAGTTTTAGCGCGCCGCAGGAGGTCATGCAGAACGGCCAGCGCGTGCTTGTGCAGTTCGGCAACCGCGGCAGCGTGCGGCCGGTGGCCGGTGGCTATCAGGCGGGGCCGCCGCAAACCAGCCTCGTCCCGCTTCCGGGATACGGCCCGAACGGGGAGCCGGTGGTCTTGTTCCCAAATGGACGCGGCGGGCTGGTGCAGGGGAGCACGCCGGAAGGCGTGTCCATTGCGCCGCGCACGCGCGAGATCAACACCGGGACCGAGATCCTGACGGTGGAGCCGGGCGGCAACATCGTGGCTCGGCGTCTCGTGGATATTCGCGGGCGCGCGAGCGAACAGATCATAGGGCAGCGCGAAGGCACTGATCTGGCGGGGGCTGCGGACGCTATTCGGACAGCGGAAACGACGCTTCGGCAGATTGATGGCGTCTTGAACCATCGAGCACTAGAGTTAGGCACCGGCTTGCAGGGGCGGTTGCTCAACCGCATTCCGGGCACGCCGGTGTTTGATTTTGCGCAGCGCGTCGAGCAGATCCAGGGCCAAGCGTTCTTGCAGGCGTTTGAAAGCCTGCGGGGCGGCGGCGCAATCACCGACATCGACGCTCAGAAGGCCACGCAAGCCATTGCGCGCCTGAACACCGCGGCCAGCCCTTCGGACTTCCGCATTGCGCTGGGTGAGTTGCGCGACATCGTGCAGGCTGGACGGGATCGGGCGCGTAACCTCGTTAGCGGCCCGACTGCGCCTGCATCTTCGCCGCTCCCAACTGCGGAGCCGCCGCCGGGCCCTGCGCCTGCGCCAATGCGCATCCCCCCGCCTTTCCGTATCCCGCCGCCCCCGCCCGGCTTTGAGCTTGTTCGATGAGCGAAAGCGTCGCGATCAACCGCGCTACGGGCGAGATCCTTGTCTTGTCTCAAGGGGGCGAGTGGGAGCCGGCGCGGCGCGCGCGCAACCCGCAGAGCGGCGCGGAACTGTTCTTTAACGGGCGCGAGTGGGCGCCGGTTCCGGCTGCGCCTAAGCGTGGCACGTCGCCCGGCCGCGCGTTCGGGCTCGGCGTGCGCGACGTCGCCGAAGGGTTGATGGCGGTTCCCAACATGCTGCTGGAATTTCCGCAGGCGCTGGTCAACGCCGCTGCCGGCGCGCTTGGCCTGCCTACCGACCCGACCTATTCGCAGCGGACGGCGGCGGCGCTCGATGCCGTAGGGCTGCCGCGACCCGAGACGCCTACGGAGCAGCGCGTGTCGGCCGTGTCGCGCAACGTCGCGGGGAACCTGCCGATGATGGCGGGCGGCGCGGCGCTGCAAGGCGCGCGGCAGGCGCCAGCGCTGGCGGAAATGCTTGTTGGCAATATGCCGGCGCAGGTAGCGGGCGCGGCGGGTGCGGGCCTTGCGGGACAATACGCGGCTGAGAGCGGCGCTGGTGCGGTCGGCCAACTGGCGGCGGGCTTGGCCGGTGGCGTGGCTGGCGCAGGCGGTGTGCAGGCGCTGCAAGGCGCCGGTCGCACTGCGGCGGCTCTGGTTCAGCCGTTCTCCGAGCGCGGGCGGCAAAACATGGTGGCGGATGTGCTGCTGCGCAGTTCGGCGGATCCCGTAGGGCTGCCGGGGCGCATTGAGCGCAGCATGTCCGATCCGACGCGGCGCCTTTCTGGCAGCCCGGTGACGACTGGCGTCGCCGCGGGCGATCCTGGCGTGATGCTGCTGGAAAGCGGCATGCGCTCGCAGGTCACGCCAAACAGTGCAACCGGCATGTCGCCGGCCGTGGCGCTGCGGGACATCGAGGCGCGCCGCAACGCGAACCGCCTCGCTGCGCTGACACGTATGCAGGACGGCCGTGAGCCTGCCGCGCGTGGGGCTTCCGCGCGCGGCGCCCTGTTTGCTGAGGAAGGGCAGCGCCGGGCGGCGGTGTCCGCGGCATATGAGGCGGTGGACCCGGACGGGACGGCCGTCTTGCCGTTTGCGCCCGTGCGCGAAGCGTTGGATGACGCCCTGGCGCGCTACTACGGCGACATGTCGGGCGGCCCGCCTGCGGAGTTGCAGCGTGTCGCGGATGTTGTGGGCAGCGCCGGGGAGACGGTGCCGTGGCGGTCGGCGCAGAACCTGCGGTCTTGGTTGTCGGCGCTGGAAGATCGGGCCGAGCAGACAAACGATGCGCGGCTGGGAGCGGCGGCGCGCAGCGTGCGGGCCTCGTTGGACACGGCGGCGGCGCGGGCGGCAGGCGAGTGGGTGCCTGCAGGCCGGGCCGTGACGTTGGAGGATCTTGACGCGCTCGCCGCGCAGGAGGGCGCTGTAGCTCGGCCGGATGTGGCGGCGGCCCTGCAAAGCGTGCGGCAGACAATGCCCCGCGGCGAAAAGTCGCTTGTGCAGTGGCTTGTGGAGAATGGCGGCGTTCGCCCGGATGGCGACACGCGGCAGATGCTGGGCGGGACGGCACGCACGCGCCCCGGCCTCCTGAACAACCAGGCGCAGTCTCTTGACCGCGTGGCGGAGCGCGCGCGCGAGGCCGGCTATTTCCCGGAACTGCCGAATAACGCCAACCAGGTGGACAACCTCACGCCGCGGGATCTGCTGGACGCGATTGACGCCGAGTTGCGCGGCATGCGCGTGCGCTATCCCGGCGGCGGGGCGCAGCGGGAGGCGAACGCCGTGTTTGGCGCGGCTGAACGCGAGGTTGACCGTGCGCTCGCTCTACAGGGGCTGTCGCTGACGGACGATCCGCAGCGCGTTCTTGGCGCGATGGGGCCTGCGCCGAGTGTTTCGGCGGGCGCTGGCGCTCCTGAGCGCGTGTTCCGTGTGGAGAATGCGCTAACACCTGAGCAGGCGGCGCGATGGACCGCCGCGCAGCAGATGCGGCGCGACTTGGCGCAAGACTTCGGGCGGAATGCTTCTGGCACGTCTGGCGTCCAGATGGCGCTGCGCGGTGGCCCGGCGGCTCCGGTTCTGCCGGATGGCTCGGTCCCGGGCGTCCTGATGTCGTCGCCGCAGTCAGTGCTTCAGGCGTTGGCGGCGGCGGGCGGGCAAGCGAACGTGGTGCGGCAGCAACTCCGTGGGCAGTTCATAGACAATTTGTTCCGCGCAACCGCTGCGACGAGTGATGTGGCGGATGCCGCCGGCAACGTGTCGCGCGCACTTTCGCCCGCAGGCTTCCGGCGCTTCTTTGAGCAAAACGAGCCTGTGGCGCGCGTCCTGTTTGACAGCAGCCAGATCGGGGTGTTGCGCCGCCTGGCGGCCGACTTTGCAGAGACGGGCATGGCCAGCCGCACGACGGCAGCGGCGGGCAGCAACACGGCGCAGAACCTGAGCGTCGCCAACCTGATCGCCCGCGCCTCGAACGGCCTGCTGGATCCGGGCATGCCGCTGGCGCAGACGCTTGGCAGCGCGGGCGGCCTGCTGCGGCTGATCTACGCCGCGCCGGAGGCGGCAACCCGCGAAATGCTGACGCGGGCCATGACTGATCCGCAGTTCGCGCATTTCCTGCTTGTTCGCGCCACGCCGGCCAACGTTGCGCGGGCCGTGCGCTACATCGAGGCGAACATGATGGATCGGCTGACGCAGGCGGCGGCCAATGCCGCGGCTGGCGCGGCTATCCGAACAGGAACCGCAGAAGCAACGCGGCCAGGGCAGCCGTCAGCAGCCCCATAACGGCGCGCAGCAATATCTCGGCTAAGAACACGGCATTCCCGCTGTCATCTGCATCACGCACACGCGGAGTAATCCCCCATGTCTGATCGCTTCTACGAGCCGCGCTTCCAGGCGTTTGACGACAACGGCGACCCGTTGCCGGGCGCGAAGCTCTATTTCTACACGGCCGGCACGACGACGCCTGCGGAGACATACTCCGACGCAGCGCGGACGCAGCCGAACGCCAACCCGGTGATCGCCGACAGCGGCGGCCGGTTTGGCAACATTTGGCTCGCAACCGCGACCTCTTACAAGGCCGTCCTCAAGACTGCCGGTGACGTGACCGTGTGGACGGCAGACCCGGTGAACTGATGACGACCGGGCGCCCCTCTCCCGAGCCGTGGCACCTCGACCGCCGTGTGCCGCTGGCGCTGATCGTCAGCCTCGCCGCGCAGACGGCCGGGATGGTGTGGTGGGCGGCCAACCTGGCGGCCCGCGTCGAGCAGCACGCGGCGCAGATCGACGCGCTGCGCAGCGCCGAGACCGCCCGCGCGATCGAGGACCGGCGCATCAGCGAGGGCTTGGCCCGACTGGATGAGCGGCTGCGGGCGCAGACCGAGATCCTGCAACGGCTCGACCGCACCGCTAGCGCGCGCTGACCAGTCCCCCGCCGGCGGGTAGCCCGGCACTTCACACAGGAGACACCCAATGCCAGACATGGCGATTGGTCTGCTGCGTCATGTGCTCCAACTTATCGGCGGCGTGCTCATCGCACGCGGCACCGTCGATCCCGGCGGCTGGGATCTGGTGGCAGGCGCTGCGACAAGCGCCGCGACCGCGGGGTGGTATCTCTACAGCCGGAAGCGATGACCATGCTGGCGCGCTTGCTCAGCTTCCTGGGCGTGCGGCGGGAGGCAGCACCGGAGCCGATTGCACCGCCAGCGCCGCAGCCGGCCATCCGCGTGTTGCCGATAGGCGAGGGGCCGGCGACGGCCCCCGCCGGCCTAACGCCGCGCGACCTGGCGCGGCTGGAAGGCGTGCATCCTGACTTGGTGCGCGTGGTGCAGCGCGCGCGTGCAACGGCGCCGTTCTTTGTAGCCGAGGGCCTGCGCACGCCGAAACGGCAGGCCGAGTTGATGCGGGCCGGCAAGAGCACGACGCTGGCTAGCCGGCACATCACCGGCCACGCGGTGGACCTCTACCCGATCACCGACACGCCCATCCCGCAGATGACCAAGGCGGACTTTGCGGGCGTGGTGATCGCTATGCGGAAGGCCGCGGCGGCCGAGGGCGTGCCGGTCACCTGGGGCGGTGACTGGGCGACGTTCGTGGACGCGCCGCACTGGGAGTTGCCGCGCGGCTCGTATCCCGGCTGAACCCTTAAGCCCCGCTGAATAGTTCAAAGCCCCGCCGGCTCGCGCTGGCGGGGCCTTTTTGCGTTTCGGGGGTTTAGTGCGCCGCCGAGAGGGCGGCGCTGGCGTCGTGCAGGTTGCGCCAGCTTGTGCGCTGGCCGGCGGCCTTGAGCGACCGCGCGACCGCGATGCTCTCCAGATCGTCTGCCATCTGGATGCGGCCATGGATCGGCGCGAAGCGTAGAGCGGACCGACGCGTTGCGTTGCGGAGTGATGCGATGCCGGGCGTGGCGCTGCGACGCGCAGCGTTGCGCAGCGATTTCGTGGGCTAGGTCACCGCAGTATCTCCTCCGTCACCGGCCTGAGCGCCAGCATCCGGTAAGCGCGGCACTCGACATGCTCGACGGCGCGCGTGGTCACCGCGGCGTGGACAAGCTCAACCTCGGCCTGGCGCTCGCATGCGTCGCGGCTGGCGTGCCACGACACGCGGGCTAGCGGCGACGGATCGCCGGACAGGATCAGCAGCAGCGCGAACATGGTCATCGCGCGTCCTCCTGGGCTGCCCGGTCCAGCAGCCACTTCGCCGCGTCCCGCAGATGCGCCGGCGCGTGGCCCGGCAGCAGGCCGAGCATCACGCCGGCATTGGCGAAGCCCGGCGCGCGCGGCGTCTCGCGGGCCTTGGTCAGCGCCTCGAGGGCCTTGGTCAGCGCCTCGAGGTCCGGGTGCAGCTTGAACGACACGGCGGGCGTCATGCGGCGCTCTCCCGCTTGGCGTGCCGCAGGCGCATCGCGGCGCGTTCCTCCGCAGCAACGTGGCGGCGGTAGGCGTCGGCAATGGCCACGGTCAGCACGTCCAGGTTTTGCGCCTCAACGGCGTGAACGCCCCAAGAGCGCGCGATCTTGCGGAGGCGCTTGGGCTTGGTCTCCATGATCCTGATCAGCATCTGCGGCGACCTAGAACGGGATGTCGTCGTTGAGGTCGGCGGCGGGACGCTGCGCCGGCTGCCGCTGCGGCTGCTGGCGCTGCTCTACCGGCGCGTCCTTTGGCTGGAAGGAGAGCGAATACCACTTGCCGCGGTCGTTCTCTTTCAGCCAACCGCTAACCCAGTAGTCAACGCCGTCGATGGTCGCCTTCCCCTTGATGTCAGGGTGGCGGTCCTCGGTCTTCTTCTCGTTGCGGCTGATGTTGCCGCTGTTGTCGCGCGTGCCGCTCATGGTCAGCCCTCCTCGCCGGGCTCACGCTCGCCCAGATCAGCCAGGCGGTCGGCAATCATGCGGTCGGCCTCGGTGGCCTTGCTGTCGTCACGCTCGGCAATGGCGGCGAGGTGCGGCCCCATGTCCTGGCGCCAGGTGCGGACCTTCTCGGCGTCGTCCAGCAGCACCAACGCGCGCTGGACCGCGCCCAGCCACTTAGGGCCAGGCACCTGGTTCACCGCGCCGTCTATGGGCGAGATGATGGGCAGCAGGGCGTCGGTCTGCACGACGGGGCGGCTCACCTTGGGCTCGTCCACCACCACGATCTGGACCTCGCGGGGCTGCGCCGGGGGCTCGTCAAATTCCTCAGGCGCGTAGACGCCGAGCATGACCTCCGGGGCGTAGCGGCGAGCCCAGACGCGCGCGGCGTCGTCATCCGGCGCATACACCGCCAGCGCAGCGGCCACTGCGTCGTCAACCTGCTCGGCCAATTCCGGCCGGTTCTTCGCCAGCCATGCGCGCTGCTTCACAACGGCGTCCTCGCCAGTGATGAGCTTCAGCGCCGGCAGGCTGGCCGCGTCCTGGATGCGCTCCACCAGGTCGCGCGTGCCCACGGCGGCCTTGTCCAGCGCCGGGCGGTCCTCGCCAGTCTCTGCCCATGCGCGCAGCCGCTTGCCGGCCACCGCGTCGATGCGGTGCTGCTCATCAAAGATTTCCCGCAGTTCGTCGTTGAGCTTGTGCGGGAGGTCGTAGCGCGGCCGGCCCGGCGTCTCGGGGTGCAAGGTGACGCTGCCCGACATTTCGAACATGAAAGATTTTTCGCAGATCGGCATGAAGCCAACCGGCGTCACCTTGCCGCCGACGATCTTCACCTTCTCCTGCGCGCGGAGGCAGAAAATCAGATGCGTGCGGCACTGGATCAGCCGCGCCATCATCCGCTGATGACGGAGCTTCGGGCGCTTCCAGGCCGGCGCCGTCATGCTGTCAACGCTCTTGCCGTCCTTCGCGGCCATGCGCTCGGCCTCGGCCATCTGGATATCCGAGCACCCGCCCTCGCCGGACCATTCGTGCGAGGCGCTGTCGATGACGATCACCGTCGCGCCCGCCGCCTCACATGCCTGGATCGCCTCAATATACCGTTCGGGCGTGAACGGCGGCTGAAAGTCCAGGTGCAGAAAATCGAACGTCCGCACGCCATCGGCTTTCGCGCCGGGCTTCGGCGCGTAGTGCAGCGCGCGCCCGGCCTCGGTATCGATCACGGCAATCTTGCCGGTGCCATTGGCGATGCCGCGCGCCAGCACCAACGCCGAGAAAGTCTTGCCCGAACCGCTCGCGCCGGCCACCGCAAAGAGCAAGCCGATTTTTTCGCGCACGGCCGGGCGCAGGGTGAACGTCATGCTTCGACTTCCTCATCCATGTTCGCGGCTTCCTCGGCCTGCGTTGCCCATGCGGGCGCTTCGACATAGGCAGTCCGCGCCGGATAGCCGGGCCACCGCTGCGCCTCCATGCAGCGCCGCCACACCGACACGGCACGCTCAACCTCAAGGTCCGCGATCTCGACCAGCGACGGCGCGGCAGCCATCACGGCGATGGCGTGCGGCGCGTCTTGCTCCACCACCACGAAGAAAAACGCGCGCGGCTTGCGGTTGAGCAGGCGCCCGATCCGCCGATAGAACGCCTCCTGAAACGCATGGTCGCGTATCATGGCGCGCTGAAAATCAACCGGCGCCGCGCTGGCCTTGGTCGTCTTGATATCGAACCACGGCATGCGCTCGCCGGTCGGCAGGCGGTCCACCATGCACCGCAGCCAAGCGCCGCGATCTTCGGCCACCAGCACGGCCTCAGACTGGCCTGCGTCGAAGAACGCGCCGCAGTCCGGATGCTCGCGCATCTGCGCCAGTGCGGCCTCTGCACCGGCCTGTAGCGCCTCTAGCTGGTGCGCGAGGACAGGGATGCGGCCAGCTTCGCGAATGGCCTCCCGCGCCTCCTTGGCAGCCTTGGTGGTCCAGTTCTCGGCCTGCACCGCCTCGTAGTCGTCACCCTCGCCAAGCATGAGCTTATGCAGGATCGAGCCGGCATCCATCGTCGCGGACGGGTCGCGAGAGTTCCCGCCGAAGCGCGCGTGCGCATGGTGCGCGTGCATCGGGCTGCGGCGGATCAGCAGGCGCGCGATGCCGCTGGACAGGCTCGGCACCTCGCACGGGTCGGCGTGGTAGGTTGCTGCGGGCATCGTGTAGATGCCCGGCATCCGCAGGCGCTCGGCCTCGGCGGTCATGGCGCGTCTCCTCGCGCGCGGATGGCGGCGGCTTGCAGGGCGTGGCAAGAATCGCCGTGCGGGCAGAGATAGGACGCGCGCTTGTGCCCATCTGTTGCGAACCGCGGCAGAACATCAGGTCGCGCCGCGCATCCGCAGTCGCAATCCGCAGCACACGCCTCGCGCTCAGCCTCCGCGCCCTCGCGCCGGGCCTGCTCGACCAGCGCAGCGACTTGGGCTGCCGAATACAGTCTGTGCTTTGAGTCGTTCGCGTCAAATGGGCCGTTTTCGGGGCCGCACGCCTGAACGCCGCTCATGGCCACACGCTCGCGGCCAGAATGTGCGCGCCGACCAATACAAACGGTGCCACGCAGATCAGCAGCAGCGCCAGCCAGGTGGCTATCCTGTTCATGGGGCGGCCTCCGCTTCGACTGCATCCGCGATATGCCAGAAGTCCTGGCAATTGATGGCGGCAACCACCTTGCCGTCCACCGCCAGATAAATGCCCTTGGTCGGCATCGCGCGAAGAAAAGCCGCAATGGCGGCGGCTGCATGCTTCGTGTAGAGGCCGTCCGGCTGGTGAACGTTCGGCCACCCCACGGCATTGCGCAGCGCTTCCCCCGCAGCTTCCAACGCCGCGCAGATCGGTTCTTCGCTCACGCCACCCGCTCCTTCATTTCGGGCGCGTCGATTGCCCACATGGCTTGTTCGATCTGCGCGGCCAGCGCCGACATGTGCAGTAAGTTCATCTGCGTCGCGGCCTCGGCCATGCGGCGGTGTGCCTTCTCCGCGCGGGCCAGCGCCTTGGCCAAGCGCGCGGCTTCGATGGCGAGCGGGTTCATCCTACGCGACCCCCGCGTCGCCATGCGCGGCGTCGCTGTGCCACCCACGCGCCGGAAACCGCACAACCACACCGCCCGCCGCCCGCTCCAGCGCCGCGAAGTCCACCGGCGGCGCGAGGTGGAACGCGATGTCGCGCAGGTGCGCGGACAGTGTCAGCATGTTCGGCGGCTGCATCGGCTCGCCCTTTTCGCTGGCCTCCCGCAGGCCGTCCGCAAACAGCTTCAGCGTGGCGGCGATCCTCTCGGCGTCGGTCATGCTGCCTTCTCCTTTTTCGGGAAACACGCGCGGTATTCCTCCGCCGTGATGAACACGCTGATCTTGTTGTCGTTGGTCCACGTCTTCTCGCCCTTGCGCTTGCCGCGCGTCAGGAAGCGATGCCGCGAGCCGATGCATTGCACGCCGAGCGGCGGCTTCGGCGGCATCGGAACCACCGTCATCTCGTAGACGCTCCAATCCTCGCCCATGCCCGTCTTCTGGCGGCAGAGCGCGTCGAGTTCATCGGTCATCACTTGCTCCTCACAACGGCGATGCGGGCGCCCATCAGCACCAGCGGCTCGCGAAAGCCGCGCTTCTGGCGATAATCGCGCGTGAATTCCAAAATCTCCTCGCGCCACGGCGTCAGCGCCTTCACCAGCGCCGCGTTGATGACTTCGAGGTCAGCAACGACCGGCTCGCCGTCCTCCTCGCGCATCTTGTCGCTGTCCTGGTCCCACCGCTCATCGAGCCATGTGGTCAGCGCCTCCATGGACCGCGAGACGTCGTAGAAGCGCTCTTCGCGCTCGGCAGCTTCGTCCTCGGCCCGGTTGTTGTAGAACGGGCTGCGCGGGTCGTGGTCGAAGCTGCGAACATCATCGGGATAACCGCCGTCTCGCGCGTTCACAGCACCACCCCCGCCGCCCGGAGCGCGGCCTGCATGGCGCGCCAGGCGTTGCCCGTGTCGGCGGCAAGATCCTCATGCTCGGGCGTGCCGTATGCCCGCGTCAGGGCGGCGTTCATCGCCTCCAGCGCCTGCAACGGCGTCGGCTCGGGCTCGGCGGCCGGGGCGGCGGCGAAGTCGAGGCGGGCGATGTTGACACAGTGTAGGGCGTCATCCGAAATGCGCCGGAAGAACGGGAACATGTCGCCGTCATTGGCATCCACGAAGTGCAGCAGGTCGCCGATGTTCAAGTAGCCGTGCGGCCCATCCACCTCCCGCGCCACCCGATACACCGCGTTCTTGCGCAGGTTCGCCAGCGTCACCCGCACGCCCTCGGGCGGCAGCAGCGACGCAACCCGCGCCTCCAGCGCCGCGGTGCGTTGCTCAAGGTCGGCGGTCATTGCGCGGCGCTCGCAACCTTCGCCGTCCGCACGGGCGACGCATCGCCGGCGGTCCAGCGGTCGCGCACGGTGCCGAGGTGTTCGATGAACTTCGCCGCGCGCATGAAGTCGGTCGTCGTGCCGTCCAGCGCGGCGGCCTTGATGCGCCGGATCAGGCGGTCGAAGTCATCCTCGACGGTGGGGCCGGGGCCTGTGGCGCAGGCGACGGCGGGTTCGCGGGCGGCGGTCGTTTCGAGCATCGGGGCTGTCCTCCGCGCCGGGGCATCCGGCGTGGGGACATCATGCTATTTTCGCTAAATCACCGTCAAGCGTTTTTCGCCAAAATCGCTAGGTAACAGATTATTCATCAGGCCCTAGCGTGGGGAGGGGGGGTGTGTCTGGCGCTAAATCGGCCCCCATTGCCAGCCATCGCAGCACCTTTTCGGGGGCTGCCGTTACGATGATGTGGTGAGCCGCCTGCATCGCGGCGGGGGTCCATTTGTCGCCTGGCGGGAAAAACAGCCGGTCGGCGGTGACGCCATAAACCTGAGCGAGCAACAGCAGGTCTTCGACACGCACGCCAGAGCCCTCCCATTTCGCGACGGTTGCTTGATCGATCCGTCGTTTGGTTAGAGAGGCTATTTGGTCCGCAACGTCTTGCCTAGAGAGGTCTAGCGAATCTCGCCAGCCTTTCAGGTGGTCCATCGGGATGCGGCGAATGCGGCTTGTCTTACCCATAGTCGGAAGATGCCAAAGCCACATTTCGTGCGTTACAGGCAATTTGGCGGAAATCGCTTGACGCGTGATTGGCGAAAATGGCTAGATGCCCGCCATGACGCTCTCCGAATACCTCAAGGCAAACGGTCCCGGCGCAGGTAGCGCCCTCGCGGCAAAGCTCGGCGTCTATGAGGCGTCCCTGAGCAAGTGGCGCACGGGGCGAGCAATGCCGCGCCCGGCGATGATGGCGGCAATCGAGCGCGCGACCGGCGGCGCCGTGACCGCGAACGACATGCACAAGGCGCGGATGGCCCGCCTGAACGAGCCGGTCTCGTGAAGCCATGTCAGCGCCTCACGGTGCGCGCATGAACCGGCGCGGCGTCTTCACTGCACTGGCGGCGGTCGTGGCAGCGCCGAAGGGCGAGGGCGCGCCTCTCGACCTGCACGCGCTGCCCGAGCCGGCCACGACCTACGACATCACGGCGCCCGACTACGCGGCCGAGGCGAAGGCGATGATCCAGCAGTTGCAGCAACTCGCCGCGCAGATATCGGCGTCGGGGGTGCGTCAACTTCAGTCGGCGGGTGGCGTCACGCCCATGCGCTCGACCAGCGAGAGCCAATGCGCCAGTTCCTCGGGCACCGTCCTGAATGGCAAGTCGGGGAACGGCGCCTCGGGCTGCGGGATTGCAAGCTCGTCTCTGAGCGCAGCAGCGACGCGCGCCCTTGCTTCTGGGCCGGCGGCCCTCGCCAGTTCGGAGAGCACAACCCTCATGGCTATTGCCATGGCGCCGACCGTTAGCGCGGTCTTCCCGGCCTGCACCGTCAGCGACGCAACTTCGTCCGTCATCAGTTCCTCCATGCGCCGCGCTCGCGGCTATCGGGGGCGAGTGATGGGCTCCGTGTGGATAACGCTCGGCGTCGTCGGCTTCGGCGCGTCCGGCGGGCTGTTCCCGGAGGTGCGGCTCGGGCTGCTCGCCGTGGGCTGCTGCCGGGGCGCCATCGCGGAACACATGCAGTTGGGGCGCCGCATCCTCGGGCGCGCGGTGGATTTGCTGACGGAGCGGGCGCCATGACCTCAGAAGCGCGCGGTTGCGCGCCAGGCAGCGGCGGGGGCGTGGCATCCCCATCGCGCTCCTCGCCGCTGCCGAACCAGATGCCGAGCGGGGGCGGCGATATTCCCCCCGTGTCCTCCCTGGTTGCTGGAACTTCCCCGGCTGTCGCGCAATCGGCAGTCGGGGGCTTTTCTGGCCGGGAACCACACCTCACCGCGCGCTTTCCGAACGTCTCGCCCGAACGCCGCCTCATGCTGCTGCGTGTCGAAGCGCTCTACGCCATGTACATGACCATTCGCGAGGTGTCCGAGGCCACCGGGCTCAACGCCAAGGCGCTCGACAATATCCGCCAGCAATGGCGCCTCACCAGCCTGCCCGAGGCTCGCAAGCGCGCGCAGCAGATGGCACGCGCGCGGCAGGGCGCCATGCGGTTCTCTGCCGACGCGGAGGCGCTGCGCGACTTCGTGGCCCGCAACAGGTGCACCGTTGCCGATGCCGGCCGTGGGCTCGGGTGGGGCAGGGGCAAGGCGAAGGACATCGCCCGGCGCTACGGCATCAAGGCGCCGGCCAGCGTCGTCATGGCGGCGCGTGACATCAGCAACAAGGCGCGGAGCGCGGCGGCTGCCGAGAAGCAGCGCACCACCAGCAAGCGCGCCCCGCCCAACCCGCGCCAGAGCCCCGCGCACCAGGCTCAGACCGCCCGGTTCCGCGCTTCGACATGGATGCAGGGCGGCGGCGCGAAGGTCCGCATTCCACCGCCGGCCAACGCCGAGGAGTTGATCCGCCAGGCGCTCGCGGAGGGGCGCGTGACGAAGTGCCCGACCATGTGCGCGGCGCCGGTCAACAACGGCAGGGGGGTCGCATGAGGTTTGCTTATGCAGACCCGCCTTATCTCGGCTGCGGCAGGCTGTATGCGGCGCTCGTCATCTCGTGCTAGCGCATCAGCACGGAGGTAAGCGCGCGGTGACCGGCATGACCTCCCTGGACGTGTGCGCGCTTCTGTCCCGCAAGTGCTGTGAGGCCGGCGGGCAACAGGCATGGGCAACGGCGAATGACGTATCGCCGGCCTATGTCAGCGACGTTCTCAATGCTCGCCGCGACCCGGGCGAGAGCATCCTCCGCGCGCTCGGGCTGCGCAAGGTCGTGCGGTATGTGGAGGTCAAGCGGTGACAGACCCGCCTTATCTCTGCATCACCCTGCCGCTGCCGCCGAGCGCCAACCGCATCTGGCGCAAGATGCGCGGCCACGTGGTGAAGTCAGACGAATACCGCGCGTGGAAGGATGCCGCCGCGCGCGACGTGGCGCACCAACTCGGCGGCGATGGCCCGCTGCTTCACTTCGCCGCCCTCATCATCCTGCCGCGCTGCCGCATCGACCCGGACAACAGAATTAAACCGTTGCTCGATGCGATGCAGGCCGGCGGCGCGATCGAGGACGACAAGCACCTGCGGCGCTTGGTGCTGACGGTGGACGACGCGCGGGCGCCAGACACGGCGCTGATCCAGCTATCGCGGGCGGAGGCACCGCCACCGAAACCGAAGGCCAAGAGGCGCAAGGCATGACGGAGCCGTTGACCCCACCAGACTGCGACCTGCGCGGCCTGCCATTCATGCCGCTTGACGTGGTGCGCCTCAGCGACAGCGATCTTGTCGCGCTCTCGACCGGCGACGAGTTCAAGGCAGCCGTCATGCTGTGGTGCAAGGCGTGGCTTCAAGTGCCGGCCGCGAGCGTGCCGAATGACGATCGCATTCTCGCGCACCTGTCAGGCGCTGGCCGGGCTTGGGCGAAGGTCAAGGCGGTGGCGCTGCGCGGGTGGGTGCTTTGCGATGACGGGCGCTTGTATCACCCGGTCGTCGCCGAAAAGGCGCGTGAGGCGTGGTTCTACCGGGTTCGCCAGCGGGAGCGCAGCGCGAAGGCAAACGCTGTGCGCTGGGGAACCCCTACGGGAGATGTTCCACCATCCCCGGCGGCATCCCCACGGGGATCACCAGCGGAATCCCCGGCGGCATCCCCCGACGATCCCAAGGGACAGGGACAGGGAAAAGAAGAAGAAGAACCCCCCTCCCAACCTTCGGTTGGTCGGTCCCCCCGTGGCAGCCGGCTGGCGCCGGACTGGCGACCAAGCCCGGCGGATGAAGGCTTCGCCGATGGGCTGATGCTCAACGTCGAGCGCACATCCGCCAATTTCCGCGACTTTTGGCACGCCAAGGCCGGCAAGGACGCCGTGAAACTCGACTGGTCCGCGACGTGGCGGGGGTGGTGCCGGCGCGAGGCCGAGCGATTGCCCGCCGGCCGCAAACCCGTTGAAACGCCTAGCAAATTGGCGTGGATGAACCCGTTTCTGGGTGGTGCTCCCGCCTCGCAATCCCCCCGCTTCGACCTCGATTTGACCGCAGAGGAGCCCGTTCCGTGAGCCAATCCGTCGCCAACCTCGGCGCCAACGCCATCGCCCTGCCGCAGCACCTGCCCATCCCGGTCATGCCCGACGCCGCCGCCCGGCACATCACCGCCGCCGAAGCCCGCGAGGCCCAACGGCAGGCGTTCCTCCGGGCCAGCCGCGAGGAGCGCGAGGCGATGTTCGTCCCGCCGCCGCGCCGCACGCCGGTCTTGAGCCAGGCCGAGGCCGTCGAGTGCCGGCGAGGCGCCGAATACATCGACCGCGCCATGGAGCCCATCAGCCTCGGCCACCTCGCCGCGTGGCTCGCGCCGATCAACGCCAGCGTCCGCAACCCGCAGTCGCGCGACGACCTCGCCGTCAGGGTCCGCGCGCTTCACGAGATGCTCGGCGACCTCCCGGCCGGCGCGTTCCACGTTCAGGCCCGCCGCGCCCTCTCGCCCGACTGGTTCCCCTCGGCCGGCGAAATCCGCGCCGCCGTCGAGCCCGGCGCCCGCCAGATGCGCGCCACCGCCGAATACCTCCGCAGCATGGCCAGCCCGCCGCCTCCGCCGCCCGAGCCCGCGCGCTTCCCGACCGATGCCGAGCGGCTCGCCATGCGCGACGCCGCATCCCGCCGCGTCAAGGAACTCCGCACCGCCGCCGTCGAGGTCCACCGCGTCGGCCGCGATGGCCCGGTCAAAGCGCTGCCGGTCAGCGATGGCGTCCTGCTCGCTCACTACGACCACCTCGCCGGGCTCGGCAACACCGCCGCCGCGATGCGCGCCGATGCCATCCGGGCGCGATCCAAGCCGGCGAGCGAGTGGCAGGGCGACGAGCCGTGAACATCGCCGATTGCCCGACCTGTGCCGGGGCCGGGTGGGTCTGCACCCCAGCCGCCGAAATCGACATCTGCGGCCGGTGCGTCCGCGTGGGGGAGGCAACCTACCGCGCAACACGGTCAGAAACCGGCATGCTGGCGCGCTACGCGGCGTCTGGCAGGGTGCCGGCTAGTAGGGTGGTAGCGGGCGGGGGCGCGAAGCCGTCTGGCGGGCGCTCCGGCGAGGTTGTTCCGATGAGGCGGACGGCATGAGCGACAGCATGCCCGAGCGGGGTCCGGCAGCCCAGGAAGTGGGCGCGGACTGCCCCCCTGATGTCGCGACCGCCTTCCGCCGGGTGCAGGACCGCCGCGCCGCCTTCGCCGCGTGGGAGGCGTCCGGCACCTGGCCACCGCCCGCCGGGTTGCTCAGCGCGTGCCTTGACGCCGCGATGGCGCGACCGGGCAAGCCCCAGCCGAAGTGGGGGCGGCGGTGAAGCCCTCGACGAAACTGGCGCGTCTGGCCGCGCTTTCTGTCCTCGCCGCGACGGTGTTCGTCTGGGCGGTCGGCACTGGCATTGCTTTGTGGGCAGTGACCTTCCCCGAAGGCATGTGCCGGTGGCCCTACA